AGCCACGCCACCGTCGTCGGCGAACTCCCAGTCACGCCGCTCGATCTCCGTAGCCACCGCCACGTCCATCTCGTCAGCCATCGCTCGCCTCCGTGCTCGGGGTGTCCTGGGCCGGCTCGTCTTCGCTCGGTTCGTCCTGCTCCTCTGGCACGTCCTCCACCGGCTCGGCCACCGGCTCAGCACCAGGGGGAAGCGGGCCGAGGCTTTCCTTCTGCCGCACTTCCTCGGGCGTCAGCCACTTATTGCGGATCGCGATCTCATACGCCTGATAGCGGGTCGTGATGTCGGACCGCAGCAGCCCTTCGACCAGGAACTCCGCGTACAACTCGCCGTCCTCGGGGAGCACGTCCCGCTCGATCGCACCCTCAATCCGCCGTAGCCACGGGGCAATCGTGAACTTCTCGAACGACACCATCTCGCTCTGCAGGTTGCCCCACGTCGCGCGGCCCAACTCCTGAATCATGTGCGGCGGCATCCGCCAGATGCGGCAGATCGCCAGCAGCGATTGCATCCACAGTTCGGCCAACTGGCTCTCTTGATTCGTGGCCGTGATCGTGTCGGCCTTCAGCCCGTTGCTCAGCACCGCCGTCTCGCCAGCGTTCCTCGCCCCCTTGTGCCGGGCGTTCCACGACTCGCGAAGCCCACGCCGCTGCTCCTCGTTGAGCACTTGGTCCGTCGTCAGGATCAGCCCCGGCTGGGCTTGGTTCCTGTAGAAGTTGGCCGCGTAGCCCTCCAGGCTGCGGGCCAGGCTGATCGCATCCCGGCCCAACTCAATCGGCACCTCACCGTGAATGCCGTCGAACGAGATCCACGGAATGTGGCAGATCTGGTCATCGCGGTAGATCGTCTGGCGGCCCGTCTTCGGGTCCGTGAACAGGTACGTCTTCGTGCCCTCATCGTCCGCCTCGACCTTCATGCCGGCCGGGTTTAACGGCCGTAGTTCGGTCACCTGCCCATCGGGGCCGCGGAACTTGAACTGGTAGGACGAGCCGTAGAACCCCATGTGCAGGCAGATCTGCTCGACCCACTGATACCGGGTCTGGTAGCGGTTCGGCTTCTTGGCGAGCACGCTGTAGATCGCCAAATCCTTGGCTCGCTCAGACGTGTAGTCGTCACGCTTGCGGTAGACGTGCAGCGGCAGGCAGGCGACAGTCTCGGCCACCACTCGGGCACAGGCCATGTAGGCCGCCGTTCGCATGGCGGTCTCGGGAGTCACCCGCACGCCAGACTCGGCAGCAGCCGCAACTAGGTCATCCCAGCGGCTCATCCGCGTCTCAAGCCAGCGGATCTCGGGGAGCGTCGCATCCATGCGGTGTTCACCAGAAGGAAAGTTCGGGCATCGCCTGCGGCGTCAGGCTTTCGCCCATGTGCGTGCCAATCGCCATCACCAGAGCCACAATGCCGTCGATGCGTTCCGTGCTCTTGGCTTTGCTGGGCTTGATGTTGCCGGCCGGGTCGCTCTGTACCGCTACGTTTCCTGCTTGCCAGCCTAGCACCGGATGCCCAGCGTGCCGCAGTTTGCCGTCGATCGTGAGTGCCTCAAGACGCTTCGCCGGGGCACTCATCGACGCGAACCCTTGCCCAAACATCTGCACCGGCAAGCCCTCGGCAACGAGCTCCTGTGCCAGCATCGTCGCGTTCCATCGGTCGATGGCGATCTGCTTCGGCTGGAACCGCCCGCAGAACTCCATGATGTCCCGCTTGATCGTGGCGTAATCCGTGCTCTTGCCGTCCGTCAGCCGCAGGAACCCGTCCCTGCCCCACTGGGTGTAGGGCACCCGGTCAACCCGCTCCCGCTCAGCGGCGTTGGCCTCGGGGCACCAGAACATCGGGACCACGTCGTACCTGCCAGACTCGTCGGGAAACACCGCCACGAACGCCGACGTGTCCCACGTACTCGCCAGGTCCAGCCCCGCCCAGAACGGCCGACCCTCCAACGGCTCGAGTTCCACGCCGCAGGCCGCCCACTGGTCAGGACGAATCCACCGGATGTCGCTGGTCGTCGGGATGTTCAACCGATACCGCAGGAAGGCGTTGAGTTTGGTGGCAGAGTTCTCGGCCTCGCGGCAGTCGGCCGCGAATGACTCCTCGCTGATCGTCTCGCCTAACGACGGGTTCGCCTTGTGCCAGATCTTCGGCGACTTCCAATCGTCCTCCCGGTCAGCCGCGTAGATGCAGCCGAAGAACGACGGGTCGAACGTCGGGTCGGCAATGCACCGCTCGGCGTAGTCGTGCTGGTCGTACCAGAGGTGAGTCTTGTTCGCCTCGCCCGCCGTCGTGATCGACATCACCAGCGGCTGACGCCGGGCTGCACCGCCGTACCGCAGGGCATCCCACAGCCGGCGGTCGCCACGTTGGGCGTGCAACTCGTCGAAAAGCAGGCAGGAGATGTTGAGCCCCTCGGCCCTGAACGCATCCGCCGATAGAACCCGATAGAACGAGTTGCTGCCGCGATGCACGATCGTCTTCCGCGAGTCGAGCACCTCCAGCACCTTCGACAAAGCCGGCGACGATCGCACCATCGACGCGGCTTCCCGGTAGATGATGCCAGCCTGCTCGCGGTCCGATGCCGCACCGTAAACCTCAGCCCCGGCTTCGCCGTCGGCCACCAGCATGTAGAGGGCGATGCCGGCGAGTAGCGTGGACTTGCCGTTCTTCTTGGGGATCTCGATGTACGCCTGGCGATGCTGCCGCGTGCCGTCAGGTTTTAGCCGGCCGAAGATCTCGCCCAGCACGTACCGCTGCCACGGCAGCAGTAGGAACGGTTGCCCGGCCGTCTGGCCCTTGCTGTGCTTCAGCACCGTCTCGAAGAAACGGTACACCCGGTCGGCCTTCGCCTGGTCGATGCCGGGGCGATGCTTAGCCGTGGGCGGCGAAGAACTCTTCGAGCTCGTCCTTTTTGACTTCGACTTGCGTGGCAAGCTTCGTTCTCGACGAGGGGGTCAGCCCGAACTCTGACAACAGACTAGCCTTCATGGCAACCAACGAGCGGTACATCGGCCCCGCCGGGTTGGGCTTCACGCCGCCCAGGTCCGTGTGCATGACCGCACCGCCAGCACGGAACTGGAGCAGGCACGACTGCTCAGCCGAGTGGACTTCGCACAGCGTCGCGAGGGCTTCGCCGTCGCCGGTCGTCAGCACGCCCATCCGAGTCAGGATGCCGGCGAGCTCGTTCCACTTCGCCACAGCCACCTCGTCCACCGCGAGACGCTCGGGCATCGGCGGAACACCCGGCGGCATGCTTGGCTCGCGGCCTGCACGCTTCTTTGCAGTTCCTTCGAGTATCCGTAGGCCCGAAGGCTTGGGTCGCCGACCTGCTTTTGCCATGACTCGCTCCTGCTAATCGGCCCGCTAAGGGCAAGTCCCGTGCCGCTAAATGTGAGAAAAACCCCGGCGATTTCGATGCCGCGTACGCACGCTTCCCCGTACGCGGTCTATAACAAACGGCCAAAAGTTTTCACAATCATCGACTGCCATTCTGGCTGTTGCGTTTTGCAACAGAGCGCCACCCCTCATGCTTGGCGTGGCACGAAACGCACAGCACCCGGAGGTTGGCCACCTCATCCGTTCCACCCTGACGCTTCGGCACGATGTGGTCCACATGCGCCCGCTTGCCATGCACCAGGCAGCCGCACACCTGGCACTGGTAGCCATCCCTCAGCAGCACCTCACGCCGTGCTGCCTTCCACCCTTGCGAGCAGTAGCCACGCTGGTAAGCGTTCGGCCTGCCGATGTCGGGAGCCCTTGGCTTGGGCTTCTTGTTGACCCACGGCGGCTTGAACGTCGGTATGCGGTCTGGCACGTCAGCCCTTGAACACGGCGGTCCCGATGGTGCCCGTGCTGTTCGTGGTGGCCGACAGCAGCTTGATGTACTGCGTGGCAAACACCTCGTCGGGCAGGGCATAGGCACGGCCTTCGGTAGTGGACGCGGCGAGGGTCACCTTCACCACGGCCCCGTCCTTGTCGTACAGCTGGAAGAACGGGCCGCTAGTGCTATCGCTGGCCCAGATGTTGATCTGGGTGGCTGCGGTCAGCATGGTGCCGACCTCGATGTGCCCGCCGGCCATGTCAAGCATTGGCAGCGTGTTGGCGACCGAGGTGGCGGTCGAGAGCGTGAACGCGAACGTCTTCGACTTGCGGCGGATGCGAACTTCCGACATGGCTATGGTTCCTTGTGAGGCACGGGTATGGCCCGATGCGTGGCCTTTCGCTTCAGCCTACCCTTCGCCAGCGACTCCGCCGGAGGTTGCTCGCCGCACACGGACCGGCCAACCAGGCACGACGTGGAAATCCGACGGTTCCGGCAACGGTTCAGGGGTTTGCGGCAGCAGGGCCACCGCTTCAGCCCACGGGACGACAGTGACACCAGCGGCGATGACCGCTCGATCGCTGTTCCTCCACATGCGGGCCAGAAGACGCTTGGAGTCCACTTGCTCGCTCACCTCGCTCAGGATGTCAGCGGACAGCATGTAGCGGCCGTCTGTCAGGATTACGGGCGTTGGCACAAGATTCGTCGTACCAAACTGCTCCCATCGCTGGCGTAGCACGGCCGCAAGCGGGCCGCCGAACGTCAGTGCGTACTGGCGCTGGGTGTCGATGCCTGCCGTGAGAAGTTGGGCAAGGGTCATATCTGCCTACCAAGCGACGCTTGGAACGCCTGCACGGCGTTGTAAAACGCCAGTGCCTGCGCGTCCGTGAACTGTATGCCAACCGAGTACATGCACGCCCGGCCGGTGAAGTAGGTCGAAGGGGAGCCGGAGGTGTTCCGGGCGAACACAAACAACCCCGGAGGCTGGTCCGTCGCAAATGCCAGGCTGTTGGCGGTACTGTTGCCGCTGGCAAGGTTCACGCCGTTCCGGTAGCCGACGCCAGCGCCGCCAGACCGCGACCCGATGAGGTGGCCGTTCCTGGCCGCCAGCGTGGCGTTCTCTAGACCCGAATTAATCGCTCCACCAAAACGCGCGTACATGCCAAACGTAGAAAACGCCGGAAAAAACGCCGAAGTGCGAGTGCCGGCGGCCGAAATGAACTCGCCGTTAGTGTTGAGCGTGGCATTGAAATACCCGCTGTTGTGGTAGTTCTGCTCCGTCATGCCGGCGTTGAAAGGCACCAGCCCGGTCGCCAGGTGCTTCGTCGAGCCGTTGCCTGTGAGTCCGCCACTTGACCCCGTCTCCGTGTAGTCGGCAAGGACGAAGTTCGAGTTGGTGTCGGTGGTGTTTCCGTACTGCGTTCCGGTGCGGCTCGGGCCTCGGTAGAGCGGGACGAGGGCAGCCTCCAGGCCAGTGCCGGCCATCAACGACAAACGGTAGAACCGATCCCGCAGCCCTGCTGCGTCGATGCTGCGGCAGAACGTCGTAACGGCCGCCATGGTTGACGCCGACACGGTGCCACCATTGGCGATGACGGCAGACCGCCACGCCAACGCCTCGGGGTGGCTACCGCTCGCCTTCGGCCGCAGCAACTTACCGCTCATGCCCATTGCGTCAGTTCCTCGTCGGGGCGGGCTTGTTGTCGTTCACCAGCCGCGGCTGAAGTGCGTAGAGCAACTTCGTCTGCTCGCTGATGGTCTCGCTGATCTCTCGCTGCGTCTCGCTGAGTTGCCGGACGAACGACCGATGCTCCTCCACCAGGGGTAGTAGCACGTCGTTCCTGAGCACCCAACCGGCAGCCAGGGCGACCAACGTGGGAAATCCCCACCGTTCGATGATGCTGAAGAGCGTTTCCTTGGTCGCGTCGGTCATGGTGTCTCCTGCATTGCCTGCATCGCTGCCCGGTTCTCGCGGCTGTCGAGCCACCAGCGGATGAGGATCTTCACGATCTCGCTGATCAACGCCGACAGGACGAGCGTCAGGATGATGCCCATGCCGTACTGCTGCCGCCGCCTCTTGAGCGACTTGGCAAGGAATGAGCCGACGACCTCGGCTTCGCCAGCGTCGCACTGCCGCAGGACCGGAGCGGGCCAGCGACGCACGGCGTCGTCAACGACGCGGGCGACGGTATCACGGCCCGCAATACGCAGCCGCAGGGGCAACCGGCCGTAGACGTAGGCAGTCAGGTCGTCGCGGGTCACTGGCACCTCCCGTCAGAGCATGCCTTTCCGGTGCCTTTGCACTCCGGGCAGGTGATGACGATGCGGCCGTCCGTGCTCATGCGTCCTGTGCCGAGGCACTTGGGGCACTTGCCGGCTGGCACGACGGGCTTCGGCGGGGCGGGCGTCGGGGCCGGCTCATGCCGCATCTGCACGACCATGCGTGCCGTCTCGGCGGCCAGGTCAGCGGAGACACCGTGGTCCGATGGCAGCGTGGCAACGCACCCGGCGGCAACGACGATGAGGGCGAGCAGGTAACGCATCACAGGATTCCTCGCAGCCAGTTGTCGGGCAGGGCGGTCGGCTGGAAGCCGCTGTAGCCCGCGTAGACGTAGGAGTCACGGCCAGACAGCATGCGGTCCACGACCTCAGCATCGACCCAGAACGAGCAGTTCCTGACGACCTCGGGCATGTCCTCGGGGTAGTGCTTGCCCGTGGTGTTGCTGTCGCCCCACGAATTGGCACAGAGCAGGCCGGGACGCCTGCCGAAACGGGCGCCGATGAAGGCCATGCAGTGCCACCAGACACCACCGGCCTTGCAGAACCCGTCGGCGTCGCGGGACATGCTGAAGCCCTGCCCGCTGCACACAACGACCGGGTAGCCATTGCTGATCGCTGCGGCGGCCTCGTTGAAGTTCGTGGCCAGCGTCGTCTCCGAGCACCGCCGCTCCTTGGCGAACGGCTCGAGCACGTCGGGCACGCCATTCCGGCCCCAGTCGCGGTCGCGGGCCTGCTTGCCTTCCTCGCGGATGATCGTGCCGGCGTAGTCAACGCCGTAGTGCAGGCAGCCGTAGTCGCGGACGCTCTTGGCGGCATGAAACCCGGTGGAACCGTCGCCGCCAGTGTTCGACCGCTGGCCCCTGCTTTCCACGCGCGAAAAGCCGTACAAACTGCTTTCGATCACGCGGCCCTTCCACGTCTCAGGCTCTTTCCGCCAGTGAATATCCGTCGCGGCGAGCACGTCCACGGCGAGCGACGCGCCCCAGCCGACACAACTGCCAACGTTGCCCTGCGAACCGCGCCGCCAGCCCGGCGAGCACGCCAAGAGCGCCGGGTAGAGCATCACGTCTTCGCCGGCCGCCCGCAGGTCAGGGCCGGCTTGTGCCAGCGTCGGGTGCCGCAACGTGGCGACGAACGACTCGGCACCTTCGGGATCGGGGACATACCCCATGCCACGGTCGGCCATGCGTCAGCCCCCCGCCCATGCCAGAGCCTTCGCCAGTTCGACGTAGCGGCCGCGAGTGTCGGCAGTGACCGGCACGTCGTCAGACCCCAGCACGGCCTTGTACGAGGCCTCCACGGCCCCCCTGAGCGATTCGTGGCTGCCGGGAGCGTGACCACCGATCCGCCGCCATGCGATGTCGAGAGCAACGGCGGTGAAAGCCCGCAGTTCGCGGGTGTCGCGGAACGCCGGCTGAATCGCTGTCGCCTCAGCAGCCACGACGATGCCAGCCTTGCTCCACACTTCACGCCACAGTGCCCGGTCGGACGCCGGGAGCGACCGCAGAGCGTCGGCGACCGGCTGGACCGTCTGACGCATGGACTCGCTGGGCAGGTCCACCGTGACCGGGCGCGTCGGCAGGCTCGGGAGCGAGGGTAGATTGCCCCAAGCGGCCCACAGGATCAGCCCTGCGGCGACTGCCCTGCCGGCCGTGCCGGCGTAGGGCTTGCCACGCTTCCAGGCTTCAGCGAGCCACGGGGCGGCTTTGTGGAGATGTGGGCCAGCGACGAGAGCAACCGCCGCCACAACGGCCCCGGCGCGAAGCAGATCATTGGTCATCGTACCCCCTCGGCGAGACTCACAAGCTCGCGGACAAGAGCCTCACCTTGTGGCGTCCGCAGCACGTCGGCCAGGCGAGACACGATCCGGTCGTCGATCTGGCTCTTGGTCTTCGTGGCGAGCCACTCGCCGCCCTCAGACACGATCAGCGACCGCTTGTACGGGTCGCCCTCGGCGAGAAACCGCTGGCCGTAGGCGAGCAGCGGCGACCAGGCCTGCAGAAGTGCGATCTGCTGCCAGATCGAGAGATTCGCCCCGTACTTGGCGAGTTCGGCGGGCGTGGCTTCGTAATTGGCCATGCGATGCGTCCTCCGTGACGTGATTCGACCGCGGCTGTATGCCCCGTCCGAGTGGCAGATGCCCACCGAGTGGGCCGCGATCTGCACCTCGATCCGGCCGCCGCCTTTGGCACGCTGATAGCCAGCCACTAGCGACCTCCGGTTTTTTCAGCCTACCACCCACTTCGGCACACGGACTGGCTTGCCGCCGCGCGAAGCATCGCCATTTTCGACTCAATGCCGATCGTCCAATTCGCATGCCAGACGACGGCTGACGCCGGGACAGTGAACGGCTCGCCCTTCCACGGCTCGCGGTTCCCGAGCGTGCCCCAGTTCGCCACCTTGTCCGCCGGCAGGACCGACATCGGGAGCGGCAGACGCTTGGCGTTTCCCCGCAGAACGGCAATCGTCTCTTGGTCGGGCATGTCCAGCAGACGGCTCATGTCCAGCACCAGCCGCCACCAGTCATGAACCGCCGGGGTCGAACGGAAAAGCATCACTCCGGCACACCACTGGATCACGTCGTCGGAGTAGGCGACTTCGTCGGGCACCATGCGGGCGATCGTCTCCTCGGCCCACCGCTCCACGCCAGGCAGGAGCAGGCAGTCGGCATCGACGTACAGCGTGGGCGTGCCATCGGTCGGCAGGCTGAGCAGCAGCCGCAGCTTGTCGTCCATGCAGGCGTTCCAGCCCTGCTCCTTGAACGAGCCGCTGGGGCACGACTGCGGGAACTCGACCGCCACGATCTCGGAGAACCCGCGGACCCGGTCCAGCACGAACTCGCGGGCCATGGCGGCATGCGACGGCGTCCAGAACGTGGCGAGCCTCAGCATGGTGCGGATCTCCGCAGGGCCGTCGTGTACTCGGCCGGCACCTCAGACCACTCGTCTACCCGAGGGCCAGGCGTCGTCTCGACCCAGCAGCGGTTCAGGTGGTGCTCAGCGTGCCACGCCGCGCCGGGCACGTGAGCACCACCCTCCGCGCCAATGTTCTGGATGCGAGCCAACATCGGTCGGATTTCGTACCGCCCCCTGCGAGAGAACTTGTCTAGCACCGTGTCCCAAGACACTTGATGGTCGTAGCGTGGCCATGACGCTCGCACCGTCTCCCAACGGTCACGCCACGTCGCCCAGCCCCAGGGAGTGAACCACGCCTCACGGAACACGGCGTTTCGGTAGCCAGCCTCGGAGGCCGGCGTCTTCTGGTAGCCGCAGATGGAGAACACGCTGGCGTCGTGCTGGTACTCCTCGAGCCCCCAGCGTGCAAACCGGATGAAGTCCTTCCCCGGCACCGTGTCGTCCTCCATGGCGATCACCCGAGTGTGCCGGTCAAATCCATGAGCCAGTGCGGCGTAAGTGTTGATGTTGCAGCCGACCCTTTCGCTGCCGACCAACACTTCGCCACGACCACGAAAGCGGGTGGCCGCCTCGATGACCTCGTCGGACACCGGCTCGCAGAGCATGTACACCGGCACGTCTGCGATGCCTTCGCACCGTGCCAGTGCGTCGAGCACCGTCCGCGTGTACTCGGGCCGGCTGCAGAGCGTCATCACTACGCACACGTCACCCGCCATACGGCACCTCGTCGCTGTAGATCGTGTGCGGCTTCCCGCACCACCGCTGCATAGCCTCTACCGGCGTCCAGTTCGTTCGCTGCTCCATGGCTCGCAGTCGGATCTCGTCGGGGCCGATGTCGTCCAGTTCCTCCACGACAACCCGGCGGGGCAGTCCGTAGGTGGCCCTCAGTTTCGCGGCGACATGCCATGAGATGCCGAAGTGATCCGCGATCTCTCGCAATCGCACCTTGGACATCCACATGCGGCAGAACTCTGCCCGATCGACCGGCCTGCTCATCCGACGTGTACCCACCATGACGGGGACGGTTCGTGCGTGACGCCACAGGGACCGTTGCAGCACTGGTTGACGGCCGTGCGAACCATGAACGGCTCTTTGTCGTAGTAGTCGTGGCCGGCGAGGATTCCGCCCACCTTGACTTTTGGTGCCCAAGCGGCGATGTCCCGCGTGCATCCGGCAAGCGAGTGGTCGCCGTCGAGGTACACGAAGTCGAGCGACCGATCGGGGAACGTGTTCGCGGCGGCGACCGAGTCCATTCGCAGGATCGAGCACCGATCCCGATGCTTCAGGGCCACTAGCAGGGCTTGCTGGTGCCGCTGTTCGTGCTCGTCGTCTGACCCGTTCATGATGTCGTCGTAGCCGTCGATGTGGCACCAGCGGTCCACCATGACGTACTTGCCCGGCCACAGGTCGAGAAAGACCTTGGAGTAGTTCCCCTCGGCGACGCCGACTTCGACGGCTGTGCCGTTGAACCCGAGAGCCTGCAGGTACAAGGGGAACATGTTGCGATGCACAGGCTTGATCATGTGATGGTTACCACCGTTCTGCTGGTCGTGCCGTACATCTTCGAGACGACGAGCCGGCACACCTGAGCGTCGTCTCCGATGATTGGACCGAGTGAGTCAAGCGCGGACTTGGCGATGTTGTCGGCGTCGGCTCGCGGCCACTTGGGGGCAGTAGCCTTCACGCCCTTCTTGTTCATGTGCGACGGCGGCCGGGCGAACTCGGCGATGATCTCAACCTGCACGGCATGGTCCACCGCTCGCAGGCCAGCCGCTCTAGCAGCTGCGGCGACAGCCTGGCGGTAGGCATGGACCGGATGCTTCGCTGGCACGTAGGCGCGGGCGAACCCGCCCCGAGTCGAGACTCTCGGCCTCGGCTGCGGGACGGGCTCGCCTAGCACCACGAACGACACCGGGTTCATTCGCCCCTCGCTGCGATATACAGACCGACGTTGGCGAAGGCATACCCGAGGTACGCCAGGCCCAGCCCCGGCTTGCCATGCCAGGCCAGATCCGCAGCGACCACGAGGTAGATGGCGCCCGTGAGGATGATTAGCGAGGGCGACATGGCACGTCCTGCGGTGCGCCCGGTGTCCGCCGGGTCACTGGCAGAATGCCAGACGCGTCAAGAAAGCCGTCTTATACGGCCCCGCATAACGCCGGCTTTCCCCGTCACGCCGCAGGCTGGCGTCGATTCGGCGGCGCGTTATACGGCAGGGGGTGCGTTATACGGGGCCGTATAAATGTGGTTCTGTGGCTACTTGTCTTCCGTTGGCAGGGCTGGGAGCGGCACCCAGTGGGTGACTGCCACTTCATTCCCGCGATCAATCCAGCAATGGCGACTGTATAGCGTGGCCGTGTAGCCGACGAACCGTCGCCCGCCGGCTGTCAGCGCCGCAACGTGCTGCCCAATATCAGGCAGTCGCTCCGTCACTGGAATCCAACGGTCAAGGGTCGCTTGACTGTTCGCCACAGAACCAGCGGATGCAGGAGGCATCGCTGCCGAGTCCTGCGGTGTAGTTGAATCACTCATGCGATGCTCCTGATCCTTCACGTTCTCACTTCGTCCGCTCAAGCAGGCCGTCGATCACGGCGGCGACCTCCACACTGTCGGCAAAACGCCCCGCGAAGTAGTCTTCTCGCACTCGCCGCAGCACCTTCCTCAGCGCCTCCCGCTCCTTGTCGGTGAGCGTGGGCGCGCGGTAGAGCGGGACGGCAACGCCATCCAACCCCGGACACTCGTCAGCCTTTCGCTTCGCAGCGTCCTCGGTGTAGCAGACCGTACTGCGGTCAATCTTTGTGTCGCCCTTCCACTCGACGGCCCACGCCTCCGGCTGAGAACCAGCGGATGCAAGAGACATCGCCTTGCCGTCCTGCGGTGTAGTCTCGTCAATCATGCGATGCTCCTGATCCTGCGTGTTCTGTGGCTACTTGCGAGCCGTTGGCGGTGCCGGAAGCGGCATCCAGTGAGTGATCTTCTTGCCGAAGTTCTCGTCCGCGTCTCGCCATTGCCCCCACAAGTCCAAATGGGCGAGGTGTAGGCCGTCGCTCTGGCTCCACACCAGCACCATCAAGTGCTTGGCCGGGCACCGCTCCGTCACCGGAATCCAGTCCGGCTCGGCTGCAATCCGAATGATGTCCGCGATGCCTTTCGCCAGCACTTCACCCACAGAACCAGCCGATGCAACAGACCGCTCATTTTCGTCGCTCATAGTCGCCGCCTCCTTTGTTCGCGGCTGTTGATCTTCCGTGTTATGTGGTCTACTTCGTCCGCTCAAGCAGGGCGTCTAGCGTGTCAGCGTCCTCTGCCATCCCTTCAAACGCATCGTTCTGCGAGATGTACCGCGATGCCCTGTAGATCGCCTCGCGCTCCGCTGCGGTGAGCGTGCGGCGAGACGTAATCGTATCCAGTGTGTCGGCCGCCAGCCGGATCGCGTCGGCGTCCTGCTCGCTGGCGGTGCGGCTCGCGATCTCTCGCAGAATTTGTTGAAGCGAAACCGTCTCGTATGCCATCTTGCTCTTCCGTCTCCATACGCTCACATAACCAAGACGATGCAGCGGACTGCGCCGCTGATCGCAAGCGTTAGGCGAACGTCCCGACCGTCACCGTATGCCCGAGTTTCTCAAGCCGTCTTGCAAATGCCTCGGCCGCAAGTTCCGCGATTCGCCCGCTCATTGAGTAACTCCCGCTCAACGAAAGCGTATTTCCCGATAATCTCGCGTCAACGCCAAGCGACCAACCCCACGCCTGCCTGCTTGGAAACACACCAAGCACCGGCTGCGGCAGTTCCCGAACAATGGCATCAATCTCGGGTTCCGAAATCTCGCGGTCCGATTCAATGTCGATGGACCATCCCATGAATGTCGCCTAACCAAGACGATGCAGCGGACCCGCGATGCCGTCTGCCGGTTGTAGTTTCGTCAGCGGTCGCGGGCCGCTGATCGCAAGCGTTCTACGGCCGCCCATCGCATTCCTTGAAAACCTCTACCACGCGAGCCTTTGAGCAGTCTCCCAAGGGCAGTGCGTCCAGGGCTTCTAGGGCCGCCTTCATCGCTGCAAGCGTTGTCGCGTCTACAAGTTGGAGCGCTTCGGCGAGGCAAATAGCGTCCCCTAGGTTTGTTACCGCCGAGTAGATGTAGCCGACGAGCATTCCGAGATCATGCAGCCGTTCGGCCTTTGATCCTTGCGCGTCAATCCAGTCCGTAGAACCACGCGATGCAGCGGACATCTCATCACCGTCGCTCATGTGTCAATCTCCTGTGTTCGATGCCGCTGATCGCAAGCGTTATGCGAATGAAAAATGCCGCTTACCAGATTGCGGCGACGGTGTTGAGCCCCGCCGGTTCGCCTTGCCCGCCCGGCTCGGAGGCTCGGCCATACGTCGCATCACCCACCGACAAGAGGCAAGGAGTGGCGTCACCGGGAGATCATCCCGGCCTCGTACTCTCGGCGCGCTTTCCGATTTCCTTAGTCGCGTCACTTGCCGCCGTCGCTCCATCAAATGTCGTTCACGCATAACCACGCGTTCTGCGTCTTTTCCGCTCGGGAAAGCCGTTGGTTCCGACCGATTTTCCGCGATATCAGCATTTTCCGACGCCGGAAATGCGATTTCGGCGGAAAATCGGTCGTTTCCTTGAATCGCCTCAATCGCGTAACTGATGCCCGATCGGGACTATCGCCGCCAGTTTCGCCACTCCGCGCCGGCAGCGTCTCCCATTTTCGCGCCGGCTGTTCCCGCTCGGGACATTACAGGTTTTTCTGGCGTGTAACAGTTTTTCCCGAGAACGTCGCCTCCCAACTCATATTTGTAATCCCCCGCTTCCCGTCGGTTTTCCCATACGTTTGATAGGCGCACCCCGGCGGGTTCGGCGGGCCGCTTTATCGGAGCGGTGCCTGCCCGCCGGGGGCGCTGTTCGTTTACTCTGCGTACGGCCCCAGCTTCAGTAGCTCGATCCGCCGTTTCACGTAGGGGCTCAACTCCAACGTCTCAGCCCCGTCCTCGTCCTCAAGCTCCTCGGCAGTCGCCGATGTATGCCTCCAGCAGTATGGCCGCTCTGGCAAGGCGCGGTCACGCGCCAACCGGCGGACGTGGCGATCCGACACGCCGAGGTCTCGCGCCACCTCCGACACGGTCAGGCTGTGGTCGTTCCAAAGCCGAAACAGGGCTGGCACGTCGATGTCGAGTTTGGTCGCCACGTTCAAGCCTCCGTGTCTTGGGGCATGATCACGCCCGTGTAGGTGTCGTCGCTACGCATGACGACCGCCGAGCCCTTGTCCTTGGCCGTGAGGGTCACCACCGGGTCACCGCCAGAAGGAAGACACCGCAGCCACTCACGCACGTAGGCCGGGTCGAGCACCACCGAGCACTCATGCCCGGCGTCCTGCACCTCGCACGTCACGCTCGACTCGCCGGCCTCGGCCGACCGAGCGACCATGTGGATGCCTTCCTTCGTGAACGTGTACCGCACACCCTTCGACTGCTCGCTCGTCACGATCGCCGCTGCCGTCGTGGCGGACAGCAGATCCGCCGCCAGGACAACGGTCGGCTCTTGCTCGCCCTTCGGCACAACGTCACGCCACCGAGGGAATCGGCCCTCGACCAGCCTAGCCGTCAGTCTGACGCCACCGCAGGTGCAGACAACCTCCCGGTCGCTGGCGTCGATCTCCACCATCTCCTGCCCCCCGGCCGCAGCCAGCGAGTAGAGGATCCCCGCCGCCCGAGCCGGCAGCAGCGTCTGCGACGGGTCGAGGTTCACGGCGTTCTCAATGGCCGCCAGGTGCAGCCGCCGCCCGTCGGTTGCGACAAACGAGACCTGGCCCTCGGCCTCGACCTCGATCAGCACCGCCCCCAGGGCGTAGCGGCTGCTCTCGTTGTCGGTCGCCACCAGCACCGAGCGAATGGCATGGGCCAGCTGCTCAGCCGGATGCTGAGTCCTCGCCGTCAGCCCTTCCGGCTCCCACGTCGGGAACTCCGCTGCATCCTCGGTCGGCAGCGTCCAACTGCCACGACCACACCGCACCTCGCACGTCGAGCCCTTCGGCGCGAACGTCACCTCATCGCTGCCCGCGGCGTTCAGAATTGCCAACAGCCTGCCGTGAGGCAGCAACATGGCATCGCCGTGGTAGTCGATTGCCACGTCCAGGCGGACCTCAAGATCCGTGGCCGAGACTCGACCGTCACCGATCCTGACGTTGCTCAGCACCGGCTTTACGGCACGGGACGACACAGCCTTTCCGACCACCTGCAATGCGCTCTTCAGCTCGGCGACGCTTAATGTCACAGTACCAGTCCGCTTTCGTTCCTTGACTGCCATCGTTCGGCTCCTTCCTCAAAGCCACACCAACCAAAAGTCCGACGGCGAACGTCGCCGCCTGGACCAAGATTCCTACTGCGATGCACGCTACGTGCGTCGTTGTCATCGGCGTGCCTCCGCTCGTTCGAGTTGTGCCGCCTGCCTGCCCAGCCGCAGCGTCAGGTCGTCGATGGTTTCGTGCGACCACTCCAAGAGTTTCCTTGTCGCGTCGTCGATGTGCTCGGACCACGCATGTATCTCCAGCATGCGAGCCAGCATCACGGGCGACGGTCGCGGGTAGGGGTTGCCTTCAGCCATCGGTTGCCTCCACGGGAACGAGGGAACGAGCGATGCCGCTGGTCTGCCGCAGCAGCCCCTTGCGGACGAGAGCACTGACGTGGCACGCGGCCGTGTTCGGCGACACCCACTTGAAATGCGCCACGATGTCGCGGAGAGCCGGGGAGTAGCCAAGCTCGTCGATGTGCCGGCGGATGTACGCCAGCACCTCGAGTTGCCGAGCCGTCGCGGGTAGGTCTTCGCAGCGTAGGGCGGTCATGACCAGACCCTCCCGCCGTTGTCCAAGCCGAGACGCTGGAGCAGGTACGACACCAGCCGGTAGGCCGTGTGCATGCGGATCTGTAGGTCCGCCGCTTTGTCGGCGATGAGCTTGATGACCTCCCGATGGCTCTCCACCGTGGCGTCATCGACGACCAGCATCAGGTCAGCCTTGGTCCGCTCGTCCAGTTCCGCGGCGATGTCCACCCTGGCCGGCCTCGGTTCAGACGACGGCCGGCTCGGGTTGCGAGCGTCCTTCAGCCGCTTGAGCGACCGGTACTCCTCGCGGAACCACTTCAGCTGCGGGTACAGCGTGTCGTTGTTCCGCTTCACGTTGCGGGCCGCATCGAAGAGCACGTCCTGATCGACGCTCGACAGGTCGTCAGACCAGAGCCGACGCTCTTCGTCGGTCCACTGGCACTGCGGCCAGAGTTGGTTGATGGCGGTCTTGTTCTGCTCCCACGTTCTCACAGGTTCCCTCCTGCCGGTTGTCGGCTGCGGCTTCGTGCCTGGTGCTCAAACTTCGGGTCGGCAAACTCGCCTGCCCTGATGCGGTCAACGAAGTCAAAGAATCGAGTGACCGGCAGAGGGCGGTTGAAGTACGCCCGGCTCGGCAGTCGAGCCAGTGCCTCCCGTGCCCGCTGGAGCCAGCCAGGAGACGCTGCCAGGTCCGTCCACCCGTCAGGGGCTGTGAGGTGCGGCCAAGGCTCAGCCCGCTCCGTGGCGTTCCAGACGGCCACGAACCGCTGCCACTCGTCTGCCGCCCAGCCGGGTTGGCGAAAGTCGCCCGCCGGTCCCGTGTGTGTGTGTGTTTCTTCTTCTCTTACGGGAAGGCTAGGGGAAGGATTAGGGGCTAGACTTTTGCTAGGGGTTTGCCAGCCGCTTGCCAGCCCGTTTGCTAGAGGTTTGCTAAACGTTTGCTTGCCGTTCGCTACGTTCGCCGCCTTCGCCCGGCCACCTGCGCTGCCTGCCTTTGACCGCTCTTCGCGCATGTCGGACACCGCAGACCGCTCCCGCTCAAGGCGGTCGTGACTCAGCCGACCGTCTTCGAGCACGGTGAGCCGCGCCCTAATCTGCTGCCAGTCCTCGTTGCCGATGCCGCCGGCGATCCGGCCACATGCCGCTTCGTTGTCTGGGATTCCGCCGCGGGTCCAGGCGAAGCACAGCAGCCGCATGTACGCACCGAAGCAGGCCGGCGTCATATCGACGCAGGACGCGATCAGGTCGTCGCAGAACAGCGGCAGGACGTGCAGGCTATCGGGCTTGCGTGCCATCCTTGGCCTCCACACTTATTTCCACCGATGCGTCGATTACATACATAATCCGCTCCACAACGCGCAAAGAGCAGGATCGTTGGCCATTTACAAAACGAGTTACCGTCGTGCTGGACAGTCGCGCGGCTTGAGCTATCTGCCTCAACGGCCTACCGTCTTTCTCGATGGCCTGCCGCAGAGCAAACGAAATGGTTTTTGAGTAAGCCATGTTGGACTCCTTTCCATTCCGCCCCGCCGCGTCGAAGCGGCATCGTGCCTATCACGGGGGCGGCTGCGATCAGTAGGTCGGCTCAGCCTGAGAATCGGCCTTGGGCTGCATAATGCGGGTGATTCTTCGGCCCCTTCCGGATTTACGAAGCGCAACCATGGCGTTGAACACGAACCGCTCATCGAACCAATTTCCCCATCCACTGCGAAACAGTTGGTTGGTCGCTCGAGTAATGACGTGAGTCATTGCGACATCGTCGCCTAGGCCTCCAGCCAAGCGGAGAGGCAACTCGCCCATCGATTTCATTTGTTCCATAGAGACTCCGTGCCGGTTTCGACTCTCGCGAAGGTACGGCGACCACTGGCCTTTGTGTGCCCCCCAGTTCTTTTCTTTCTTATGGGCGCGGTGCAGCAAGCCCCATACATGCCACGGCTCAAGGCACACGTCGATTGAGCGGTTGACTCCGTCTGTCATCTGCGTCAACTCGGGGGAGTAAGGGTAGTGATCTCTGCCGAGGCGCTGGTCGGCAAACCAACCCCACACCATGCGAACGACTGAGCCTGCCGTCCGTGCGTCCGCTACGCCCAGTTGTGCGGCAGAAGGCTTCAATAGCGGCAACGCTCTGGCGTCCAAGCTCTCGACCATCCCCCACGCCTCAATGTCGTGTATGAACTTCACGGTCAGATCTCCTTTGTGTCACGCTTTCTTCCAAACCACCGCCATGCGTCCGCTCGCGGTCCGCCTGGTGCTGCCGCTCTCGACGATCATGCCGCGTCGTGCCAGTTCGATCCGCCGCGGTCGCACTGTGGACGGGTTCATCTCGAGTTCGTTCGCGATCTCCTCGTCAGTGGCACCGCTGGGCCTTCGCGAGATGAAGTCGAGCACCCGCTTCTGGAGTGCGTTGAGCGTGGCCGGCGTCAGCGAGTCGGCTGCCGCGGCCGAGGTGACCGAGCCGCGAACGGCAGGGGCAGGCTGGGCGAAGAGCGGGCCGGGGGTGTCTTCGATGCCGTAGTGGTTCATGCGACAGCCTCCGGTGCATCGAACAGCGTTTTGCTGTCCGCCCTGTGCGTCCGCTCTGCCTTCGCCAGATTCCTCAACGCCTGGGCGTGGTACTCGGGCTTCAGTTCGCAGCCATAGAAACGCCGGCCACGCTGCAACGACATGTAGCCCTCGCTGCCGATGCCGGTAAACGGCGAGAACACCACTTCGCCGGGGTTGCTGTAGAGCCTGACGAGCCTGTCAATCACGTCTAACTGCAGCGGGCAGATGTGCTTCGTGTCATCTTCGCTGCGGGCTTCCTTGACGTTGAGCGTGTTCGTCTCGCGGATGTCGCTCCAACAGCATTCAGCCCAGTCGATCCACTCGTTCCGCGACACGTCGCCCTCGGAGTCGATTGCGACGGCGTTCTCGCCTGGGGCACGGAACTTGATTAGGTAGTCGGGCAGGCACCCACGCTGCTTGGCCCGGTCGCTTTCAAGGCCCGCAAACTGCAACTCGCGGCTGCGAGTCCTGATTGCCTGGGCCTGCGGATTCTTTCGAACTACCCAGTCGTATTCGTAGACGAGCCCGGCACGCTCGCCGAGGCGGATATTGAGTCCGCGGTAATCGTGCAGGCCGACCTCGCCGCTCCGCTTCAGTCTCGGGATCTGCATGACGTGGACGACGGCCGCCCGCCCCGGCTTCAACACGCGAGCAAGCCCGCGGAAGAAGTAGGAAAGGTGGATCTTGGCTTCGCCTCTCATGTCTTCGCTGTTGCCGATGTCCTCCGCTTTCGCCGTGTAGGCGAAAAGACTCGGGAAAGGCGGCGAGAACACAGAGAAGTCGACGGATGCCGGCGGCATGTCCTCGAGCATGTGGGGAATGCAGTCGCCGCGGTGCACGGCATATGGCTTGTTATCAGGCAGTAGCGTCACGGAACATGGCCTCCTGTTCGCGGGTGTCAGCCTCGACGCGACGTGCCTTCCTCAGCACGTTCTCAACCATCGGGCGTTCGATGTCAGTCACGGGGATATGCACGTTCAAAGGTCTGGACGAACCGACGCGGTTGCTTCTCTTCACGGCCTGGTAGTACTCCTCGTAAGAGTCCTGCAGGCCGCTGAACACCTGCCTTGTGCAGACCTGAAGATTCAGGCCGAAGCCAAGGATCTTTGGCTTGGTGATGAGCACCTTGATTCGCCCGGATTTGAACTCGTCAACCAACCGCTGGCGTTCTTCCTGCGGCGTCTTGCCGTCGATGCTGGCGGCCTCGGGAAGCATGCGGGCGAGCATGTCTTGCTCGTCGTTGTAGCGGCACCAGATGATGGTGCTTTCTGCCGGCCACTCGCGGACCATGTCCACGATGTACTGCGGCTTCTCGCTGCTCTCGCACTTCGCCATCCGTGAGAGTTTGGCCCTGGTCGTGATGCCTCCCAACTCGGTGACGAACAGCTGGCCAGTGACATTCCGCACCGCCTGTTCCTGCGCCTCAGACAGCCTCACGTCGTCGATGTGGACGTGAATCGGCGGGATGCTGTGGACGTTGTCCTTCCATCCGTAGGTGCTGGGGTCGGTCAGGAAGATGCACCAGTGCGAAAGAGCCCGGTAGAACGGCCGCAGGGCGTGCGGCTTTAGTTCCCACCTTTCTTGCGTCTGGCCTCGATTGATGAAGAACTTCGCCAAAAACGAATTAACGTTGGGGAAGGCGTCGAGGAATACGGCGTGATTGGCGTACTCGATCCGGTCGTTCGGGGCAGGCGTCCCGGTCAGGGCCAGCTTCCACGGAACGCCGGCACCCATCCGCAAGCAGACCTGCCCCCACTTGCCGTAGTGGCTCTTGAGCATTGATGATTCGTCGAGGATGAGCCCGCCTAGGTCGCCGTCGGGAGTGTCGTCTCGCAGGGCGTCGTAGTTCGT